ACGCAGGAAAAGGGCAAACACTGACCTCTCTTACATCAGCCTCCTTAATGATACATTTAGAAATATCATCCGTTAGCTTGATGTATTCCTCATTCTCATATTCTGAATAGAAGCCAAAGCTACACCCATCAATATCACCACGTTTTACTCTTTCATAAATATTTACAGCTTCACTGTCATTGGGATTAACCTTTATCTCACCATAAACGCCGTAAGAGTCCTCTTTCAACATTAGCGTTCCTGCTGATTTTCTACCCAATACAAAATTAGAATCATGATTGTATAAGGCTCTCACGTCGTTCAGATTCAATGACTTGCTACAGGCTCCACTTGCAATTTCTTCAAAAAAGTTGTGCCATAATTCCGCTTGCTGATTGTAGACAATAAAATAACCGGCTATGATTTTTTCACCGGTTTCCTCTTCCCTGGTCCTAAACTCGGATCTGAAATTAGCTGTCCGCATTTCCATTTTTATCACCACCTTGTATTAGTTTTTTTTGCTTGTCTGCATCTTTTACAGGTATGTAATTTTCAAAGCATTGAATACCCCCATTGCTTTACCCTCGTACATAGATGAAAGCCTGCTATCCATATCAAAAGCTTTCAGGCTGTTGATGTTAAACTTAAAAAACCTATCACTTGCAATTAATAGTTTTTTTGTTAGTTCCTGCTGTAATATTTCAGCTATGGGCCGTATGGTTGTATCAATAAAATTGTTGTATTCCTTTTCGTTGTAATCACCAATACCAAGGAAAAATGCAGGTACACCGATTAATGCCGCAATAAACCTTTTATCCAGCTCAACACTTTCATTAATTGCAATATCCGAAAGGCTCATATTTTGAAACTTATCCACACTAATCAGACCTTCTGGAAATGTATAAGGCTGTCCAGGCTTGGTTTTCACCCATTTTTGAAACGTCTTATCCCGCTCCTCCTCGCTACTAAAAGCATCGGAATCACCATTAAAAAAGAATATTAGACCTGGCCGATAATGCTTTGTATAAAAATCGGATTTTATATCATTGCTCTGCTTGATGTTACGCAAAACATCAGATAATTGCACCCGATAACTTTTTCCTTGCCATGGGCTATCGTAACAAGGATTGTTCACAAAGTTGATGATTTCATCGCTGTCAAAATCAACATTCCCTATTTTTGCTTTATAGCCCCCATCATCCAATGGATACAGAGAAACCGTTCTGTTTTCAATTGGTTTTAATTCCTGCAAAAGGCCTTGGCGATCATGGGCTGGCAATAAAAAAGAATTGCCATACAAGAGCAACTCTTCAACGCTTTTATATATCAGTGTTTTCCTGGTTAAATACGGATTTGGGTCAATATCAATCTTTCGTGATAGTTCATCAACAAGCCTAACATTGCCTATACTCCCTGCGTTTTGCATCTGGTAAATAGGCATGCTGGAAACTAAGTCAGCTATTTTCTTTACACATACCTTAACATCGGGGTGCTTATGCAAAGGCATATACCCTTCCGATTGCGCTTGCAAAAATTCGGGCATAGATATATACATACTTTTCTTTGCATCCATCTCTGGTTCCGAGCGAACTTTTGCTTTTCTCTTGCGGGAAGAACCCATTTTATCACACTCCTAATTGTCTTTTCTGTTCCATCAATTTTGTATTGTTTTCCAACATCCCAACCGCCGCAAACACAGAGGCGGCAAAAATATCTATTCTCAAATTCTCCGCAATCTTACTGAATTCCATATAACCCCCCGTCTTTTCCTGTGCCAAAACATTTCCAATACAATATTCATAAGCTTCACTGTGCATATAATATAGCTTATTTTCCTCGGACATTCTGTCAATCCGCTGAAAACCTTTGGTTGTCTTTTTGTATAACTGTGGTTGATCCGTTACTTTGAATTTCGCCCCTTTCATCAACTCAATGAACTCTTCACCAAAGGTTCGGTCATAGCGTATATCTTTTACTTTGAAACCCATATTTCTCATATAAACAAACCACTTCACAACATCCGACTGCTGTATAGTATTAGAATTACACATATCCAAAAACCCATCATCCTGCCAGCCAAAAAGGTCTATACCGTCCTGCTTCGCTTTCTCGTAAGCCCTAGTAATGGGGAACCAAGCGTGGGGAATAATAATATCCACGCCATTGTAATGGCCGTACAAAACCGCCGCTGTCAAGTCTTTGATTTTAGCAAGATCAACACCGCCATACCAAAAGATAGGCATTTTGGCTAACTCTTCAAGTGTCCAATTATAGAAACTATCACTCTCTATAAATTTGTCCTTAGAAAAATATGCCTTGATACTGGGCATATAAATATTTAATTCCTTGGCAAGAAACCCCATTAACGATCCTTTTTCATTTGATGAAATATGCGCTTCTCTTAACATTTCCTCTGGAACGATTGTAACCCCATACGAGGGGTTAGCCTTTTCATGTTCTAGGGGATTTGTGTAGTCTACGCTGCCATCTTCGTTTTGGTCAGCCTTTGCTATGAAAACAAAATAGCTTTCGTCTTTTATTTCTCCCTCAAGTATTTTCTGGCACGTTTTCAATCTCCTATAGCAAAAGCTATTTGTATCCTCTCCTGCCGTGGTAATGGCCAACATTAGCTTATTTCTATATGCTTTCATTGCCCTCTGGTAGTAGGTGTATTGCTCATCATTTCTGTACTGATGAATTTCGTCAGCTATGACAAAGTTACCATTCAAACCGTCTTTTGGATCACCACTAAAGGCTTGAATTACAATTTTACCCCCAGCAAACGCACCTGTAATACTATGTTCCATATTGTTATCAACTACAACAAAAGGCTCTTTTCCGCTCCGCTTCTTCCTCAAAAGCTTCATCATGTCAAGATTTTCTTTGATAAAATCAAAAGACATCATAGATTGCATTTGTGTAAAACTTGTAAGTAGTATTTTACTTTCACTGGCAGCATACTTAAGCCCGAAAGCCCATGCAAGAGCGGCGGCAAACGGTGTTTTGCCATTCTTTTTGGGTATAAAAATAAGCCCTTCTGTAAACCGTCTTATGTCGGTTTTGGGCTTGTAGAATCCAAACAGATTATAAATTACAAATTTCTGCCATGGCTGCAATATCAGAGGCTTTCCTCTAAACGGATTACCCTCCTTGTCTTCCCCACCTGTCAAAGAAAAAGTGCTTTCGATGATAGCTATAATCTCATCGGCTTCATCTGCTCTAAAATCAAATTTTTTTGACTCCAAATCATTAATATACCGTTTGCATGCTTGTATCATTTCTTTACAGGCATGTTTTTTGCCCCCCAAAATGCTATCAACGTACTCATTTACAACTTTCCCATCTTTTGAAATCTTAGCCACTCTAAGACTCACTTTCTTCTTTTCTCTTCTTTATTTTTTCCACCAACGATTCCATCCCATCAACAGGCTTACCATCTTCCGGCGGCTCTCTTTTGTCACGCCATTCAATAGGCTTACGATTCTTCAACCAGTAAATTTGCGCTGTTGTCTCAGGGGGCTTGTGGCGAACGAGATCTAAGGCTATGGGTGTTACAATCTCTTTCTCTCGTTTTCCATCTTTGTAAAACACTTCTTTTTTTGTGGCAGAAACTTGCTCTATGTAGCTGTATCCAGTGGCATTTCGGTATAAGGCATTTTCCACAACAATATCAGCAATTGCCTTGCTCTTTTTTAGGGCTTCCGAAAGTTCCGAAAATCTTTTTTTCCAATCGTTGAAAGTAGAATAGGCTACTCCCATATTATTTGCTATATCTTTTTCCGATAAACCGTCTCTTGCCCACGCTGAAATCTGCAATAATCCATCCTCACAAATCCACTTATCGTACTTCGCCATACCATCACCGCCTTTCTGAATCAGCCATTTTATTTTCACCAATGTAGATGGAGAGAGAGCACCCTCCTCTCCCCGTTCTCCAGATAGTCTTGCAAAATATTTCATAGGTGGGGGGGTTACAAAATTTTTATTCTAGCAATCTGTCCACGCCTTGATCGCAGTAACCACTTCTCACCTTGCTCCGTTAATTCATCTGTACTCCTATCATGCATTGAATTGTG